TATCACTTTCGCCTTACGCTTCTTCTCGATATACGCTCTTGATCTACGGTTCGCCTCTTCTGCAGTTACCTTAGGCGTTTTCTTACCAGCGCCCTTGGAATCCTTCACATTCCGTCCGACCTGCGTACCCGCTGCTACTACAGCCGCTGCCGCTGCTGCCGTCTTGGGGTTCTTGCGGATAGCGACCCCGACGTTTTTAACGGCAGTCTTCGCACGATCCTTGTTCGCAACAACTCTGCCCGTCTTATTGTCTACTTTACCAATACCCTTGCGACGCTTCTTCGCAGCATCAGAACGAGCCTTTCTAAGTTTAGCCTCCTTCTCAGCCTTCTCCTTAGCCTTAGCCTCACGCTCTTTTTTCAATTGCGCTGCAGTTTTTCCCGAAGTCTTGGGAGTCTTCTTCCCTTTTACAGTAGGTTTTTTAGCTTCGAACTTCTTACGCTCTTTAGCCTGCTCCTTTGCAGCCTTTACACCTATGTTTGTTATGTCATCAATTATTTTAGACCACCAAGCCATAATATTACTCCTTAAAATGTACCTTTAAATTTTGTTCCGCGAATGGCGATACCGCCACCTCGGCATGTATTACTTTTTACGTTACCTCGTTTTACCTCGCCGCCGCGCTTGAAAGAACTGTGTATCTTTTTGGGGATACGCGTCTTCTCTTTCGGTGAACGGTACGAGATAGCGGCTTTGACGCCGTCCATTACTTCATCGCCTACTGCTTCCGCAAAACCCGATGGGTCTTCCTTAATTGCAGATTTGATTAACGCCATGTCCTTTTTGAACTGCGGATCCTGCGTCATGTCGTAGACGTCCTTCACATCAGAAGCTACAGGTACTCGACCTTGACTCACCTCATACGCTCCATACGCGACCCCGACCGGACCCACGCGTTTAACTACCTTCTTCCCAACGCGTTTAGCACGTTTCGCCATGCGCCTCGCTGCGTGTCTAGCTGCGGTCATATTGTCCTTCGCACGTTGAACCTTACGTCGAACTTTAGCTGCTGTACCTTTAGACCTTTTGTTCGCTTCACTTACGGTAACTGTATCCGCATCTTTAGTGGAGAGACCTAACTGTTTAAAAGCGTTGGTACGACGAGGTGGCTTTTTACCTTTGCTCATGCTCGTTTCCTTTTTGCTTTACTCAATGCTATCGCGACTTTCTGCTTCTTCGCAGCAGCCGCCCCCTTTTTTCTGCGAGTCTGTTTAACCACTTTAGGCTCGTTCGTGGACACCTCTTTGAAGGCTTTCTTCAAAGTTAATTTCTTGCGCGGTTTTTTCCGCGTGGTTTGAGGCATTGAGGATCGGCTAATAGCCACCTTGACTCCCCTTGTTGGCTTGCTCCATTTTCTCTATAGCAATGTTGGCACGAAGTTGAGCAATATCTTCAGAGGATTCGATACGTTCTTTATCCATATCGATCTTATCTTCGTGTTGAGTTTGCGCCTGCATCTGCTTGGCGTTGAATTCTCTTTCCTTACGATCAAGGTCTTTCTCCTTGATCTCCAGCTCCTTGGCTCTGAGCATAACAAGTGGATCGCCCTGCTGCTGCGGGGTAAGTTGATCCATGACTTCCATGATCATTTCCTGAGTATACTGAGCAACCTTGGCCTCCATCTGGGCTTTCATCTGCTCTTGCATCTGCTGATCAGGCTGTCCGGGCTGAATAGGTACTACCTGCCCACCCTCTTGGAATTGTTGTGGCTGTTGCATCTGAGGTTGCTGAGGTTGCTGAGGTTGCTGAGGTTGCTGTTGTTGAGCTTGCATCTCCGCTTCGGCTTTCTCTCTTGCCTTAAACCCTATATGAGCCATCACGTCGCCCATAAGAATCGCCATGACCTGAGGCACTGCCTGTGCTACAGGGATGCCCATCATTGCAATGTGCGCCTGTATATGCGCGTCGTGATTCTGTCCCGGGAATGCCTGCAATGGTTGTCCCATGAGTGCCTTGGCATTCTCCTGCGCAGGATCTACAGGTTGTGGTTTAGGAGGCTCTGGCAATAGTGTATCGACGTTAGATACGCCGAGTGCGTCATACATTCTCCTGAATGCCTCATGAACATTGTGCATTTGTGGGTTGCTCTGCGCCAGTTGCAGTTGTGTTTGTGCCAAAGTCACACGTTGCGCCATGGAGAAGATGTTCGGATCAGAGACAGGGATAATGTCTACACGCTCATCAAAGTCCTGTGCCATGATTTGGCTTTCACCCTTGACCTCGTATGGATACCCCTGCTGCCCCATCGTATCCTTGAAAATTTTAGCGAGCATCTTGAACTCGCCTTTCTGAGCAAGGTGTAGACGCTTGTGGATGGCGCTCATTACCTTCGTTCCACGCTCCATCATTGCCATGGTTGTGCCTACAGGGGAGTTCTGGTTCCCCTCACCGACCTGCATATCTGCGATAGAAGCGAAGCGTTGACCTGCCTGAACCATGAAGCCCATCAACTGAGCTAGGGTAGAGGAAGGTTCCTTGTAAGGTAGGGGCATGATTGCTTCACGGAGATTACCTCCGGGGGCATCCATGTCCCTGAACTCACCCGGCTGGAGGGGTACATCGTCGTCTGAGATTCGAATCCCGCGTGCCTTGAACCCCGCTGGTAGATTCGAGAATGTGCCTGCGTCAATTAATTGGCGAAGTAGGGAGGTCGCCGATCGAGACAAGCCACCGATCATATGTACCAGACCATGACCGTAGAAGCCGAGCCCGGGTAAGAACTTGTAGTGGACGAAGTACTGGGTAGGCGCACGACTCTCATCACCTTCGTCCCAATTGCGGTAGATGGATAGGACCTCTCCGCTTGCTTCGTCGATAGAGACGATGTAAGGCAGTGCGATACCCGTTGGCTCTTCCCCGCCATCCTCAAACCCCGGAAGGTCTAGGAGTACATGCATCTCCAGAATAGTGAACTCTTCCTCTGTTCCGGAAGGAGAGACTCCTGTAATACTGTCTTTCTTATCTGAGATGTCATCCGAACTAGGCGAGCCTGCACGAATATCCAAGTCGCGGTAAAAGCCCATCGCCTTGAACTGATTCATTTCATTGTCATTACGGTGCAGGACGTGGGTAACACGCTCACACGACTTCATATCTGTTGCCGTATAAGGGACAACCAACTCCTCTACCGGGACGAACTTCGATACCGCTCGCTCCATTGTGCCGTCATAGTAGACCTTCTTAAACGCAGATCCTGCCAGTGGAAGATGGAATAACATCTGATCCGTCTCAGGATCGTACTCCTCCATTACGTGGTTGATCTGGTAGTTCATGTACTCTTTTACACGATTCGCCTGTGCTGTCTTCTCCGGGGTCTTCAGCCCCAACACATCGCAACGCACTGGACCGCCTGCAGGGAGAAGCTCTTTATACGCCTGCGCCTGAAATTGGGTAACGGCTTCTGCCAATAGAGGGTGGGTTACGCCAGAAGCGCCCTCAAACGGCTCTGTACGCTCCTCATACTTGAACCCAAGCAGATCCAACCCCTTGGTATACCCCTGTTCCCACTCCTCTCTGGAGGTCGTATCACCCTCATAGCCAGCGATCAGATCAGAAGCGATCCTTGCCATTTCGAATTCATCGACATGGTCTGCAAGATTAGCGCCGTGTTCCATCGCCTCCTGATCCATTTGGGTTTGTGGATCGAAGTCCACATCCACCCCGCCGTCATCACCGGGGAGGATAGCGACGCTACCGTCACCTCGCATCTGATCCAGTAGAGTCTCCTCTCCGATCTCTGTCTCCTGAGGGTTCTCTTCGATCTCTATATCGAACTCCTCGTTTCCCATCATCTCAATTGGGTTTTCTACTGGCATAATTTAGTCCTGTTATTTGACAGTGAAATTTAGTCCACGGGTGGCTTTCCCCCCGCCACGGCATTTATCGCTGTGCTTAACTTCGCCGCCAGAGACATATTTTTTCGCTTTAATCCCATATCCTTTGTCGATACGTTTCTTACGTGCTTTGTCGTTGTTCTCGCCTTTGAATGCATCTGCGACTGCTCCGGCTAACATCTGAGCGTAGTATACAGGGTCTCTTTTTTTCATCGCCTTACGTTCAGCTTGCGTCATTTCAAGCAAGTGGTGCTTGGATTTACTTTGTTTGGATTTACTTTGTTTGGATTTTGGCATAATTTAGTCCTAGTAATACGCACGTCTTTTTGTGCGTTCATAATCGTCTTCATAATCGTCGGCTGTCGTAACAAACCCACCTTGCCTAAAGCGCAGTATAGCCTGTGTAGTCGAATCAACC